TGATTAGCGGTGGTGATGTTAAGGGCTTCGCAGCATCTTTAGGTAACTCGGTTTACAAAGCTCTAAGCGATTACACAGCATACACAAGCTGATTTATAAAAGGAAGTGACATGATTATTGTAATAAAGGAACAAGCAAGCTCAGACATTATTACACTTAGTTGTGTCACATCTTTTGACGAATCTTACACAGGGGGTGTATCTTCCCACCCTATTGAAAGTGGTAGTACAATCACTGACCACGTTACATCTGATAACGATAAGTTTAAGGTGAGCGGCGTGGTTAGTGATTACGACTTCCTTAACCCAAGTAAGGATTTGGCAACAAAGAAAGAGGGGTATGATGACGGGTATCTTCGTAGTGCAGTAACAGCTTCCTTTGCGAATGGCCTGTTAAACACTTATGGTGCAATTGTACCCGATAAACAACGTGCAGAATACATCAAAAGACGTTTAATTGATATTCGTAAAAACTCTTTGCTAGTTACAATCCTAGAATATCCTGATAGTGGTGAGTTGGTACAACATACTAATTGTATCCTTACATCCCTCTCTTTTAAAGAAGATGAAAATACAGGTTACGCTGTTTATCCTGACATGGCTTTTGAAAAGATTAATGTTGTACAAGTGAAAGTAGAGGAAGTGAATACAAGTAAGATACCTAAGTTGCAAGGAGATAAGGTTGCTGATGCAGCTTCGTCGGCATCTGCCAAGGGGGATAAAGTTGATTGTGCTGGCAAAGCATACACCAATAAAACCTATGACTATAACGGCACAATAGGCACTCTATCTGTCATGAACGGTAAAGCGACATTCTCTAGTTCCTATAAGACAGCTAGTGGCGGTGTAGTATCAGAAACAGTTGACATACCTATTGAAAAGGTAAAACTAGATAAAGGTAAAAAACTGTGTGATTTAACTCCTGCCGAAGATGCTGTAGCTAAAACAGATAGCGTAACAGCTACAGTTGTTAAGGCTAACACGCAACAAATAGACATTAACGAACAGAAGAAAAAAGTCACCGAGATAAAGATACAGCAACTTTTGCGTAGTGGTGGAAAATAAATGGAGGCATTATGGCTTTAGTTGCAGAATCTTTTAAGTCTATTGAGATATTTAATGAGCCTTATTTCATTGTGAATGTTGTTTTAGATAATCAGTCTTGCAATATGTCTTTTATATGGAATGACAAGGTAAAACGATATTGCGCTACACTTGTAAAAACAAACGGGACAGTAGTGTTTGAGGGCGTAGTAATTAGTCCTATAACAATATTCCCAATCAACAGTGTTATGAAAGTGAACGGTCTTAACGGCTTGTTTACTCTGTGGCCTTACGACTTAGCGATGATTGATACAGAAGATACTTTAAAGAATTGGAAGGATTACTACTTCCTGTTCTATACAATAACAGTTTAATAGGGGGTGAGAATGTATCAATTTCAAAGAGATTATGTTCTCACTTTATATGACCGTGATAATGGTAAGCTGTTCACAATAACAGAATTACGTTTATCTTTTGACATTCAACAAAATGTTGACCACGCGAATAAAAACAATTCAGCAGAGGTGAAGGTTTACAATCTAGCCCAAACAACGCTAGACAGATTCAGTGATAAACAAATGGCCTTGAGTGCCACACTAGCTGTTGGTTACATTGGCAGCATACAGCAATTACTGAAAGGTGATGTTGTACAGATAATGACTAAGAAGGTTGGTGTTGATACAGAGACTACTTTCAAGATTGCTGATGGCTTCAAAATACTGAACGGAACAAAGGTTCACAAGACCTACCCAGAAGGTGTAACCATTGGTTTTGTTATTCAAAACATTGCAGAGAATAATAACTTAGAAGTTGATGTGATTGCTAGTGGCAATACAGATAGAATACTTCCTTATGGTTATCCTGCAACTGGAACACTGAAACAAATCCTTGATGACTTGTGTAAGCCAAACGATTTAGAGTGGTCAATACTAGAAGGCAAATTAACAGTTAAAGATAAACGAAGTGTGTCTCCTAACAAAACAACAGAAACAGCTATTGTGTTATCCCAAGAGAGTGGCTTGCTTGATATACCATACACACATACAGAAGATGTGTCACAAGCTATTGAACAGCCATTAAACGACAATGAAGTAGATATTACAGAGGAACTAAAGCCAACCAAAAGTGGCAAGCCTCGTAAACAAACAACAAGAAAGATTCAACGCTCAAACATTGAATTGAAAGCACTACTAAACCCATCTGTTAAACCTAATAGTCTAATACGCCTTGATAGCACTAAAACAAAACTTAGTGGCTACTATCGTGTTAGAACGATTAAGTATAGTGGGGATACAAGAGGTGGTGAGTGGTTTATGCAAATATGGGGCGATAACGTCAAGGATTTAGTATAATGGAAAACAGCTTAGAAACGATATTAAATTCTCAGATTGATTTCAGGTTATCAGATATTTATGTGACTATGGTAGCGGAAGTTACTAATGTCGGTAAACTTAATGAGTGCCGCATTGACGTACAACCTGTAGTTAATAAGAAGTACATCGACGGTGAGATATTAGAATACCCTGAAATCCTTTCTGTCCCCGTTCAGTTCCCTAGTTCCTCAACCTCAGCTTTAACATTCCCAATAAATCAAGGAGACAATGTTCTCCTTGTGTTCAGTCAGAAAGGGTTGGATGTATTTAAGAGTGGTGCTACGTCAGCACATGACCCAATTGATATGCGTAGCTTTGATAAAAGAGATGCTATTGCTATCCCGTGTGTAAACCCATTCTCAAAATCAATTAATAACCCCGATACGCGCACTTTATTTCACAGTGTTGATGACATGGTGATGACACACAATATTGGCAAAGATAATGAGTGTGAGGTTAGATTGACTTCTAGCGGGGAAGTAAAGATTACTGGTGTGCATACAAAAGTCTCTGATAGTTTGGCTACAGGCGGTGGCGTAGTAGTTGGCACAGGTGCTACAGGTAGCTTCACAACACCACTAGGCCAAGTAGTAACAGTGTCAGACGGAATTATAACAAATATATTTTAGGTGGTGATATGAACCCTCAAGGCAGCAGTATTGTAAATACAACACAATACGACAGTATGAAGAAGCGAGTAGAGAGTGTAACGTCATGTGAGCAACTAAATGGTGTTGGTACAGAGATATTAGACTCTTTGAAAGCTGAAACAGATGCAATTACAGAGCAGTTAGAGAAATCTATGCCATTACTTGCTTTGCTAGACCCACCAACAACACCAACGGCAGTTATTGAATGGATACAAGGTTTGATTGATAGTTTAATCACCCCTTTAGCTAAACCCGCTATTACGTACCAAGCACAGATTCCTATTAGGGCTGCTGCAATTGCTGACTTAGTAAGCACAATCAATAAAAAAGCATCTGAGTTTCAAGAGTGTACTTTAACACTTCCAACACCATAAGAGAGGGCTATGAATAGCGATGGACATCAAACTAAATGATGAGACAGGGGATGTCCTTCTCTCAACAACAAACACAATTACAACGCCAACATTCACTACCACAACATCTGAAAACCTAGCTCAACGGTTGAAGATTAGATTACAAACATTCAAAGGCGAGTGGTTCTTAGATGGCACTATTGGTATTGACTACTTCAATCAGATTGCTGGCAAGAATAGGTCTAAAGCTGCTGTTGATGCAATCATTCAAGCTGAGATATTAAAAGAACAAGAGGTGTTGCAGATTACAGCTTACAGTAGCGTAGTCGATAAGACAACAAGAAAGATTACAATTCAGTTTACAGTGAGAACAGTTGATGGCTTCTATTCCACTCTGACTGCTTCAATTGGTGTATAGGTATAAATAAGGAGAGGGATATGGCGGGATTAAGCACGACAGGGTTTAGCGTTAAACGATTAACAGATATTATTTCCTCTCTTAAAGCAAGTGCTAATACAGAGTTTAGTGGCTTCTTAACAGGTGGTGATGTACTAGATACAACAGATAATAGTGTATTGGGCAGATGGATTAAGATTATTGCTGAACCTTTAGCAGAGCTTTGGGAAACAAGTCAGCAAGTGTATAGCTCGTTTGATATTAACCAAGCTACAGGGGTTTCCTTAGAAGAGCTTTGTGCGTTAGGTGGTGTTATTCGTAACACAGCTACAGCCTCACAAGCCTTGTTAGTGAGCAAAGGTACTTATGGCGTAACAATTCCAACAGGGAGTTATGTTCGTAGTGCTAATACAAATAAAGTGTTTGAGTTTCAGGAGGATGTAGTTCTAAATGAAACAGGTGCAACTGCAATCCAAATCACCCCTACGGTTGTGGCAGACAGTACAGCTTATTCTTTTACCTATAAGGTACTTGGTAGCAACCTTAATCCCGTTACTGTTACTTATACTAGCGGCGTTAGTGCTACTACTTCTAGTATTGTCAACGGATTGATGGGTGTTATTAATACCTCACACTCTACTTATATTGAAGCAACATTGGTTGGTGCTGATTTGCTTGTTCAAGTAACAAACCAAGACTATGCTTGTGACTTTGTAGCAACACAATTTACGATTAACAAAGCTAAGAAAC